AAGAACTGAATTGGCTGATCGAAGGTCTGGATGCCTTGATACTTCCAGACAAAGCGAAGCGCATTCATCGTGCATTAAGCCGCGCCTTGAATGAAATTGAGGAGGCAGCGTAATGACAATATCATGCGCCCACTGTCCCAAATGTAAAATTAAATTGCAGGCGAAGGAAAGCCGCATCCACCATAAGTTTGGCTTTAGCACCGTAAAACGCCGCAGGTCATGTCCCAAGTGTGACTACAGAATTACCACAGTTGAACTGCCAATGGAAATCGCAAACGAAGTATTCTCAGAGGATGAGTAAGGAAACCAAATGACAAAAAAATATGATGGAGGCCCTGCGTTTCCAAGTGAGAACGAAGATTACGGTGTCAGTGCAGCGGGAATGTCACTGCGAGACTATTTTGCGGGGCAGGCAATAGCAGGTTCAGCAGTAGATACTTCCCCGCAATCTCGCTACTCTAAAAAATACATTTCTAATTTTGCATACGAAATCGCAGATCAAATGTTGGCGCTACGTTACTTTGAAGGGGATGATGAATGATTATTAAGTCTTGGAAGTTTAAGGGCTTCGCATCAGAAATGCCCGACTGGGTTAAGGAAAATGCAGGCAAGCGACTAGGCAGCTCAGACCTGTTCGTATACACTCAGGAAGGTGAGCTGCCTTGCGAGACAGGGCAGTACATTGCCATCAACCTGCGTGGCCATGTCTCAGTCCACACCAAGCTACCCAAGTCTGTGTACTTGCTGCTGGGCGGTAAGGAAGCCCTGACTGCCATAGCCTTCATGGCCCTTGTCGTGTCATTGCTTGTCATAATTCTGGCGATGTGATGTCAGAAGAATTAAAAGAAATTGCCGCAGTCATAGCAGTAGTCGCCACAATCGCATCAGCCTTCGGCATTGTTATATTGTTCATTACGTGGTAGCCAAAACATACTGCTCGATCAGGTCTTCTCCTGTGACCTCGTCATAACTAGACCCGCCATTGTCAGGTTTCGCACTGCAACGGTGGGTCTTTCTTTTTGTGCAGAACCACACTACATTCTAAAAAATACAGCTCACCACTGAAAAGAAAGGTCAAGGAATGGCAAAAGCCAAAAATCCAGTCGGTAGACCAAGATTTGAGATTACCCCAGAGGTTCTAGAGAAGACTGAAGGTCTTATGGCAAAGGGTTTAACAGTAGAGCAATGCGCTGGAATGCTGGGCATTTCACCATCAACTTTTTATCTTTATCAAGCAAAATTTTCGGAGTTTTCAGATACTATAAAAAGAGGTCAGGCCCGTGGCATTGACGCCGTTACCAATGCACTCTTTGAAAATGCCACTGTGGATCGCAACGTGCCGTCTATCATCTTCTTTTTGAAGAACCGGGCAGGCTGGGTAGATAAGCAAGAAATCGCAGCCACGGTAGATCAGAACCACATTATAGATTTAACGAGGATTAGCGATGACCATCTCGAATCAATTGAGGCAGCATTTAGCAGGATTGAAGATCGAACAGGTGAGAGCGGAGCGTTACCGCAGATCATTGAAGGAGTTTACGAAGGCAGCTTGGCCGACGATTGAGCCGGGTGTAGAGTTTAAGAACAACTGGCACATCGACGCAATCAGTGACCACCTGCAGGCCGTGGTCGATGGCGACATCAAGCGCCTGATCATTAACGTTCCACCTCGCCATATGAAATCTATTAGCGTGGCTGTCGCTCTGCCAGCTTGGACGTGGGCGCACCAACCTCACAAAAAATTCTTATATGCATCCTATGCATCTAGTTTGTCGATCAGGGACAGCACCAAGTGCAGAAGGTTAATCGACAGTCCGTGGTATCAGGCGCACTTCGGCGATAAGTTTAATTTGACCGACGATCAAAACCAAAAGCAGAGATTTGAGAACGACAAGACAGGCTATCGAATCGCAACGTCAGTTGGTGGTGCGTTAACTGGTGATGGTGGTGACATAATTTGTATCGACGACCCACATAACTCTATTGAAGCAGACAGCTCTAAAGTGCGTGAGGGTGTGTTAGACTGGTGGGATCAGGCCATGCAGACACGGCTCAACGATCCTAAGACTGGTGCGTTTATAATTATTATGCAAAGATTACACGAGCAGGATCTAACAGGCCACGTCTTGGCAAATCAACTTGGTGATGAGTGGGATCACCTAATGTTGCCTGCTCGGTACGAAGTAGGCGCTCCGAATCCGATGAAGTCGTCACTTGGGTTTACAGATCCACGCACCAAGGAAGGTGAGTTGCTGTGGCCTGATCGTATTGACGAGAAAACTTTATCAAACCTTGAGCGCAGTCTTGGATCATATGCCGCCGCTGGTCAATTACAGCAACGTCCATCTCCAAAGGGTGGCGGAATACTTAAAGCATCTTGGTGGGTTCCTTGGGATGGTGACCTCCCAGAAGTCGAATATGTTTTACAGTCATGGGATACAGCGTTCGAGGCCAAGGAAAGCTCTAGCTTTAGTGCTAGGACAACTTGGGGAGTGTTTCGTCACAAGGGCGCAATGTGCGCCATCGTTCTAGAATGTTGGTACGACAAGGTCAGCTACCCAGATTTACGAAAAATTGCACAGCAATCATATGACGATTGGGAGCCAGACGCTGTGTTGATCGAGAAGAAGGCGTCAGGTCAATCTTTACTACAAGATTTGCGTATGGCTGGTGTGCCTGTTGTAGCCTATTCACCTGACCGAGATAAGGAAGCTAGAGCGCATGCAAGCTCCGCTCTTTTAGAAGACGGAAGAATTTACTACCCATCTGATAGAAAATGGGCTAAAGATTTAATAGACATTTGCGCCGCATTTCCTGCACACCCAAATGATGACGTGGTGGATACATGCACACAGGCGTGGTTGCGATTAAGAAAAGGATGGTTCGTTGGGCATAGTGAAGACCCTGAAGATGACGAGCCAGTACAAACACAGAGGATGACAATGTATGGCTGATCCAAATATTATACCTTTTGCTGAAGGTGCGCCAAGCGATGATCTAATGATTGAGGAACTCGCAGATGGCGATGTCCTAATAGGTGACCCTGAATTAGATATGATGGATGAAGTCGATACGGCTCAGTTTGATATAAATCTAGCCGAAGCAATGGACGACAAAGAACTTGCACGAAAAGCGCAGGAGTTAGTTGGCTATTACGAAAACGATGAGCAGGCTCGATCTGAGTGGAAGGAACGCTACAAGGAAGGGCTTAAAACGCTTGACCCTGATGGCGGAATGCAGGAGAGCGAAGAAGAGCGAGCAACTCGCGGTCTGTCTGTCGTTGTCCACCCACTAATTGCTGAAGCCGCTACACAATTTAACGCCAAGGCAATCGCAGAGCTGTACCCATCAGGTGGCCCAGTTAAATCGGTTATCGTTGGTAGCCCAGACGAAGAGCTAGAGGAGCAAGGTCGCAGAGTTCGTGAATTTATGAATTACCAGATCACACAGGAAATGCCTGAGTATTTCCCTGATCTAGACCAAATGCTATTTCACCTGCCACTAATCGGTCACACCTTCAAGAAGGTTTGGTGGAACGTAAACATGGATCGTCAATGCTCTGATTTTGTTAAGGCTGAAGACTTCGTGGTCGCTCCAGAGAGTAAAGACTTATATACGTCACCACGATACACGCACATTATCCGTATGCCAAAGAACGACTTCAATCGTTACGTCCAGAATGGATATTACCTGCCAACCAAATATGCTGGCGGAGATTCACTAGATCCATCTGAAGATGTGATTGGTGAAATCGAAGGCGTTGATCAGTACGATGATAGCAATGACGATGTAATGACACTGCTTGAAATGCACGTCTATGATTTGTTTGATGGGCTAGATGGCGAATCAGAGAATGACGATGATCGAGATGATAATGCAGTAGCACTGCCATATGTCATCACAATCGACTATGACAATCAAAACATTGTAAGTATTCGACGCAACTGGAAACAGGAAGACGAGCTAAAGCAACGCAGAGATTGGTTTGTATCTTACAAGTTTTTACCCGGTTTAGGTTTCTACGGCTTCGGTCTTTACCACATGATCGGTGGATTAGGTAAGGCGGCGACAGGATCACTTCGTGCATTGCTAGATAGCGCCGCGTTCTCAAATATGCAGGGTGGCTTTAAGTTGCGTGGTCGTGTCCAAGGCGGAGACATGCAGATTAACCCCGGTGAGTTTGTAGATATCGACAGCACAGTTGACGACATCAATAAAGCTATTATGCCATTGCCGTTTAAAGAGCCAAGTGGATCTCTGTTTAATTTGCTAGGCTTTATGGTTGAAGCTGGTCAGAGATTTGCAAGTACAGCCGACTTAAACGTTGGCGATGTTAATCCAAATGCACCAGTTGGATCAACAGTTGCACTAATCGAGCAGGGATCAAAGGCATTTAGCGCGATACACAAGAGACTACACTACGCGCAAGGCCAAGAGTTTAAACTACTTGCGGCTCTAAATGCTGAGAATCTACCTGACGAATTTACTTTCTCACAGGCTGGAGCTTCAGAGACGATATATCGATCTGACTTTAATGATCGAATTGACATCATACCAGTAAGCGATCCAAACATATTCTCGACAGCCCAGCGCATTGCACAGGCACAAGCTGTGTTAGAAATGTCACGATCTGCGCCACAGTTCCATAATTTATATAATGCATACAAGCGCATGTATGAGGCGCTCAGAATACCAAACATCGACGAAATCTTAGAGAAGCCAGCGGAAGCTGTGCAGATGGATCCAGTTGATGAAAACATGAGCGTTATGTATGGCAAGCCAATCCGCGCATTCCCAGAGCAGGATCACGATGCACACATTGCGGTTCACATGCAGTTTATGCAAGACCCATCACTGGCAGGCAATCCAGCGGCACAAAAAACAATGGCTCCAGTTCTTATTGCTCACATTGCTGAACACATTGCATTGTTATATCGACAGCGTATGGAAGAAGGCATCAATATGGAAATGCCTCCACTGCCAGACTTCAAAGATCCTAAGTTTAAGTTCAATGATGTTGACCCAGAGATGGATCGCTTGATTAGCCAACGTGCGGCTCAAGTTGTTCAGGCTTCACCGCAGATGAAACAGATCGAAGCTATGAAGGGCATGATGGGAGGCCAGCAAGG